ATGAGTAACATCAAGAATCCCCAGAGCAACCCCTTAAAGAGTTCGGCCCCGGTGCGGCCGCCCGGTGGCGACACCACTCCGAAGAAAGTCTATGTCTGCTCTCCGTTCCGTCCTACGGCGGTATCGCTGACAGACAGGGCAGAGGAGCAGCGTTCCAATATCGAGAGGGCACTCAAAGCCTGCCGAATTCTCGCCATGATGGGCATCCAACCACTGGCACCACATCTGTACTTCACTCGTTTTCTCAAGGACGATGTAGCAGCAGAACGTGCTGCCGGGATGCAGTTTGGCCTGTCATGGCTGGAACAGGCAGATGAGCTTTGGGTGTTTGGCGACACGGTGTCGGAGGGCATGGCACAGGAAATCGCCAAGGCGAAAGAACTGGGGAAGCCTCTGCCATCAAGTCCGCGATGGCAGAGCTTGGCCCCAATGAAGTGACCAACCGCATCAAGATTGAGCCTCTGGCCCAGCAGAAGCTGGCGGAATCCCTGAACCAGAAGTACGGCGAGGATGCGGTGTTCATCAATAAGGTGGTCATCAACGATATGGATTTTGAGGAAGCCTATAATACGGCCATTCAGCAGAAGTCCATCGCCCAGCAGAACGCTGATAAGCAGAAGATCGAGAACGAGGCTGCCATTGCTAAGGCCGAAGCCGACAAGCAGGTGGCGATCACCAATGCAGAGGCGGAGGCACAGAAGACCTCCATTGCTGCAGATGCACAGGCCGAGGCAAACCGCAAGATTGCAGAAAGCCTGTCGGAGCCTCTGATCGAGTACCAGAAGATCCAGAAATGGGACGGCAAGCTGCCCACCGTCAGCGGCGGCAATGCACTGGTCAGCATCGACCCGGCAGAGTAAGCAAGTACACGAACCGAGGACAGGGCGGAGGCTCTGCCCTTTCTACATGAAATGGAGGATAAAGACTATGGCAGTTACGAAGAAAATCGAGATCGATGGTCAGATGGTGGAGTTCCGAGCCAGCGCAGCCGTGCCGCGCTTGTACCGCATTAAGTTTGGCCGGGACATCTACAAGGATCTGAGATCCCTTGAAAAAAGCGTGGATGACGGCAACGAGGAGAGCTCCAGCCTTGACCTGTTCAGTCTGGAGATGTTCGAGAATATTGCCTATATTATGGCGAAGCATGCCCATCCGGATCAGGTGCCGGACACCCCGGATGAGTGGCTGGAGAACTTCAACACCTTCTCCATCTATCAGATTCTGCCTCAGTTGATTGAACTGTGGGGTCTGAACGTGCAGACGGAGGTAGAGGCAAGAAAAAACCTCGCAAAAGTGAGCGGGTAATGACCACCCCGCTCTTCATGCTGCGCTGTGTGCAGCTCGGCATCAGCATAGCCGACCTCGACTTGCTGACCATCGGGTTGGTCAATGACATGTTCACAGAGCGGCAGAACGATGAGTATCCGTATCAGGAGCTGGCATCGCAGGCTGACTTTGACCGGTTCTAACCAAACTTTCGTGCTTATATTGATTGCAAAATAAGCACGAAAGTTTGTGAGGATAAAGAAAAATCCCGTCCAGCGAATGCTGGGCGGGAAAATACTGTGATAGACAGTCCTATTCGATTTCAACATCATCAAAACCAACAAGGTCATCTTCAGTGATACCGAGACGTCGAAACAACTCTTCTTCGGAAATAAAGGGAGACGCAGTTTGTTTTAGAGAATTGATATCGTTTATAAAGACATTGTGACTGGCCAAAATTAATTCAGCGTCATCAACAACATGATAATAGCTGTATGTACAGAGCAAGTCGTAACATTCGGAAATATATCCGAGTATATCGTACTTTTTGAATAGTTCAGCACATTCGATAGGTGAAATATGCCATCTGGTCTGTGCTATGCGAAAAACCCAGCATTGCATATCTGCTATGTCAATTTCTCTTTCGGTCATGCGGAACTCCTATGCAGAAGCAGAATCGGTGGGCTTGCGAGTATCTTCAAAGACATTGCGGAGATAATCCGGGCCCTCCATCCAAAGACCAGTGGAGTAATCGAACAGTTCCTTATAAGCAGGAGAGCTCGAAAACTCAAAGAAAGCCTGATTGAAGGGAACACCTGTTTCGGTGCAGTAATCTTCGAGCATTGCACGCATGACGTTTACAGCACAGGTTTCGCGCTGTTCATCGCTGATATTATAGGTGCTTGAAGTCATAGAGATCACTCCTTACAAATTCGAGGGATTGGATTGCCTTTTCGTTGCAGAAACAGAACTGGTCTTCCAGACGATTCGGCAGTAGTGCTTTGATAGCAAAGCTATCGGCGTCTTCGGAGCCTGGCTCGCCATAAGCGCGCGTGGTGTAAAGCTGCAAGGTACGAGCAGTTTGATCATCGGCTATTTTCCCACCGATGATATCAAACTTGGCATACCGTTCCCGGACATCCGGGAACAATGTTCTTCTACGGTTTGAAGCCACAAAATGCAGCCAATTCCTATCCGCAGCGTTGAATAAGTGAATAGCAATGTCAGGATTCATATGAAGTTTGAAAACAGAAATGTAACCAATCGTTGTGCCAGTAGGCAGTCTTTCCTCGTTGACTTGTTTGTTCACAGACAGCGGAACAAAACCTTGAGCCTGCTTGTAGGAGCTTGTGACGTAGAAACCGCGTCCGAAATCTTTTCCTTGCTTGCATTTGTTAAGATCGATTTCGGACACCTGTGTGAAACTACCGTGATAGAGGAGCATTCCATTTGTTAATGTCAGCATACGGAAACACCTCGATTCTTAAGCATTTCCTCGACATCGTCCAAGGCGCACTCATAGCTGCTCAAATGGAGAAAATCATAGCATCTGGCAATAAATCCAAACACATCATTATCCTGAAATATCTTCGTGCAGGCTTCGGGAGACTTTTTCCACTTGGCTTGAGCCATACGGAAAACCCAGCACTGCATATCCGCAATGTCAATTTGATGTTCACTCATAGGGCGTACCTCCTTTGAGTACAATTTCTCAATTTAAGTATAGCTCTTTTTCCGGCTCATATCAACGATAGAATTGTAAATTTTTAAGCCCCCATAAGAAGTAACTCACGAGTTACTTTCCTACGAGTATCATATTTCTCTCGGCCTATTCGCCTTGTGCGGATGGGCCTTTACTTATACCCCGAAGGAGGTGGTTATCCGCATGGCATCCAGAATCGCAGGCATTACCGTTGAGATCGGCGGCGATACTACAAAATTATCCAAGGCACTGGAAGGCGTTAACAAGTCCATTAAAACAACGCAGGCTGGGCTCAAGGATGTTAACAAGCTCCTGAAACTGGACCCCTCCAACACCGAGGCTGTCACCCAGAAGCAGAAGATGCTGAAGGAAGCCATCGAAGCCACCAAGGAGAAGCTCACCACCTTAAAGACGGCGGCAGAACAGGCCAACCAGCAGCTTGCGGATGGCAAGATCACACAGGACCAGTACGATGCACTCCAGCGTGAGATCGTGGAGACGGAGCAGAACCTCAAATCCCTGCAGGAACAGGCGGCGGTAACCAATACGACCCTTGCCAAGATCGATGCGGTGGGGGAAAAGCTCCAGACGGTCGGCTCTCAGGTCGAGGGTGTGGGCAAAAAGTTCTTACCTGTCACGGCAGCCGTTACGGGCTTAGGTACAGCGGCTGTCAAAACAGCGGCAGACTTTGATCAGGAAATGAGCAGGGTCGCCGCCATTTCCGGTGCGACCGGCTCTGACTTCGATGCCCTGCGTGAAAAGGCCCGCGAGATGGGTGCCAAGACCAAGTTTTCCGCCTCCGAAGCTGCCTCCGCTATGGAGTATATGGCGATGGCCGGCTGGAAGACCGGGGATATGTTGGACGGCATCGAGGGCATCATGAACCTTGCCGCGGCATCCGGTGAAGACTTGGCGACTACCTCGGATATCGTCACGGATGCGCTGACTGCCTTTGGTTTGTCGGCTGTGGATTCCGGTCACTTTGCGGATATCCTTGCGGCTGCATCGTCCAGTGATTCTACCACCCAGATGAAAACGGATACCTCTAACGCATGGTCTGGTGTGGAGGCAGAAGCCCAGACCGCATGGTCGGGTGTGTCTGATTCCGTATCAACTGCCTGCACCGGCATGGCACAGTCTGTGACGAGCCAGATCGACAGCATCAAAGCATCCATGTCGGCGGCATGGTCCGGTATTGCATCGGACACCACTACGGCATGGAATGCGGTCAAGACCAACCTCACGGCAGCATGGAGCGGCATCACGACTTCTGTGACTTCCGGCCTGAACAACGTAAAGACCGCAGTCACCAATGGCTGGACACAGCTCCACACCCTTACAATATCCAGCTGGTCCGGCATCCAGTCGAGCCTGACGGCAAGCTGGAATTCTATCAAATCCGCCAGCACAACTGCGGTCAGTGCAGTCAAAACGGTTGTCACCAATGGCTGGACTAACCTGCGCACGTTGACAACATCCAGTTGGAGTTCCATCCAGACGGCACTGAACACAAGCTGGAACAGCATCAAGAGCGCAACGACAGCCTCGGTCAACGCAGTGAAAACTTCCGTCACGACCGGGTGGACGAATCTGCGCAGTTTGACAACGTCCAGTTGGAATTCCATCCAGACCGTGCTGAATACGAGCTGGAACAGCATCAAGAGTGCAACCACCAGCTCAGTCAATGCGGTCAAGAGTTCCGTCACGGCGGGGTGGAACAACCTCAGCAGCCTGACCAGCAGCAGTTGGTCGAGCATCCAGTCGGTACTCAGTTCCAGCTGGAACACCATCCGCAGCACGGCATCTTCGGCTGTGAACGCAGTGAAGTCCACGGTATCCACGGGCTGGAACGGAGTCAAGTCCACGACCAGCTCTACTTTCTCCAGTGTGCAGTCGGCGGTGTCCGGCGCAATGTCGAACCTGCGCTCCACGGTTTCTTCCGGTGTGTCCGGCATCAAGAGCAGCTTTAACTCTCTCAGCTCCATTGCTTCTTCGGCATACAGCTGGGGCAGTGACATCTGCTCCCAGATGGCGGCCGGTGTTCGTGCGGCGGCTGGCTCGGTCGTCCGGGCTGCAGAGAATGTGGCAAGTAAGGTCAGAAGTCTGCTGCATTTCTCTGTGCCTGACACTGGCCCTCTGTCTGATGCGGCGTTGTCATATCCCCAGCGGTAG